GAATTCAAATTCTACCGAAAAGAATGGAAAGATGATAAATTAGATATGATAATGGAGAAATTCGATATCAAACAATTAACAACAACTACCATTCCTGAGGAGATAGACGAGAATGTTGAATGAGACACAAATAGCTGATGTATGGATTCTATTCAGCGAATTTATTGATAAAAAACAACTAGAAGCAGTAGCAGAACGCTATGTAGATTTACTAGCAGATTTTGGTGTACAAGATCGTGTACTAGAAGGTGCTACAGGCGTTGACGGCGTGTTAGATTCTGCAATCGAATATTATCTCGACGAAGAATCGGACGACGACTACGACGACGATTACAAAGAATTGGAATAATTCATGTGGTATTCTAAAATAAGCAAAGATATTTCTTATATCCCAGATGCAGTAGCATACTTCGAAGGCGAGCTAGATGATGCCAGAAAAGATGTGAAGATTCATGGAAATATTGAACGTGCAAGTGCGGCAATGCCTGGCATTGTCGAACAACGATTTGCACAATTACAAGAAATCGAGGCTATTTTAGAGTACCTTAATATTGAATTACGTAGACTTCGTAGTCAGCATTTTAGAAAATATCTCGAAAACTATCAACGTGCTTTGTCGTCCAAAGATTGTGAAAAATACGTGGACGGCGAAGCAGACGTTGTAGATTTTGAAAAAATTATCAACGAGTTCGCATTACTTAGAAACAGATGGCTTGGTATTACCAAGGCATTAGACATCAAGCAGTGGCAATTATCAAACGTGATTAAACTTCGTACCGCTGGTATGGAAGACGCAACACTTTAATCATATCAATCTTCCCAAAAGGTGCTTCGGCACCTTTAAATAATTATATAGGTTGACTTTTACGACCTGCTAGTGTACACTAACAATATGACAACCGTAGATAACCTTCTAACTAGAATTAATGCTTATGGATTAGACAAATTTCCAGAAGTAATTAACAAAAAAGATCTAAAAGTACTTAAGAGTCTTAGTACAAGCGTATGCCTGCCAAGTTTTATCACAGAAAACCAGGCTAAACTTTTACACAAAATTTTATCCGAGTATCGATTATGTTTTAAAAAGGTCGATGACTCCATTATAGAAATTTTAGACAAGAATTCTTGGTCAAAACCATTTCGTGTTATCGATCAGGTAAGAAAATTATACCTTGAAAAGACATCCGATGGAGATATGGTAATTTCGGTGGAATTTACACATAATGTGTCCATACGTAATTTACTAAACAAATTTTCTAAGACCCAAACACCATGCATGACACGGGTATCACCTAAGATTTCTTCATATTCTTTGACCGAAACTAATATCGTACAGTTGGTCGATCTACTGAAACCATACAGGTTTGAAATTGACCAAAAAATCCGAGATTTTTACGAAATTATCAAAAAATATGAAATTTCTCAGATCAAGGCAAATTACACTTTTGAGAAAATTTTACCAGAAAACCTAAAAAATGTGTTGGAAAGCGAGTGTGGACCGCTTGACACCATTTCTGACAATGCCATGTTCGACCGCAGTATACGGTACCAGTATTTTTCTGAAAAATTACCAAAAAATCCAGAAAATTTGTCAGAAAAAATAATTTTTAGAAACAGTACAAAAGTGTGGGTCAACAGTACAGAGCACAAATTATCGGAAATTTTTGATATTTTGAAGGACCTTAATAGATTGCCTGCGTTAGTGATATTTGACATTATGTCCCCTGATGCAAACCTCGAAAAATTGAAAAAATTCTCAGAATCTTTGGAAAAATCTGAAATTTCTGAAAACATCGGAGTTTACTTCCGATTAGAAAATGACCAATTTGGTCAGCAATTTAACGCGATGATTAAGGAAAAAAACTATAATTCACCGTTAGACCAAGACACACAAATTGCATGTATTCAATCAGGAAAATTACCGAAATTTTTCCTAAAAGATTGCAATTGGTCACCGAAGAGTGTTATTATGTTAGGACACGGACAGAGGCATACAAAGACAGCAGTATATAGTAGTCGCTGTGATTTAATCATTAATTACACAGAAAAAGAAAGCATATTGGAAAATACATTTAATTTATGGCGCCGGTAAAATTAGTAATAAGAGACGAAGTTAACATCAAGTTAGAAGGGCTTGAGTTAGAGGCACGCCGCAAATTAGCAAATACATTTAAGTATTTTGCACCATACGCAAGATACCATCCAGCATACAAATTAGGTCGTTGGGACGGTACTGTTAGCCTGTTTGGTCTTGGTGGGAATGGTTACTTACACCAACTAGAAAAAATCCTAGAAATCCTGGGAAATATGGGTATTGATATCGACGATATCGATGATCAACGTCTTACTCATAACTTAGCATTTACTGAAGTTACCGAGACATATTGGGCCGATATGGGTGCTGTTTGGCCCAAAGGTCACCAACAAGAAGGTCAGCCTATCATGTTGCGTGACTATCAAGTAGAAGCCATCAATACCTTCATTAAAAACCCACAAGCACTACAAGAAATTGCTACTGGTGCTGGTAAGACAATTACCACAGCGACCTTAAGTCACTTGGCAGAAAAAGTCGGTCGTAGCATAATTATTGTACCTAACAAGTCACTGGTCGAACAAACCGAAGAAGACTTTATTAATGTAGGATTAGACGTCGGTGTATACTATGGTGACCGAAAAGACCTCAATAAAACTCATACAATTTGCACTTGGCAAAGTCTTAACATTCTAGACAAAAAGAGTAAAAATCACGAACATGACATTGTAACACTAGCAGAATTCCTTGACGGAGTTAAAACAGTCATTGTCGACGAAGTGCATATGGCCAAAGCCGATGTATTAAAGAATTTACTTACTCAGAACTTGTGTAATGCTCCAATTCGCTGGGGATTAACTGGTACAGTGCCTAAAGAAGCACACGAAGCAGAAAGTATTTTTGCTAGTATTGGGCCAGTTGTTGGACGTTTAAGTGCTAAAGAATTACAAGACAAAGGTGTGTTATCCAACTGTCACGTTAATGTTGTGCAAATGATTGACTTGCCAGAATTTACTAGTTATTCGGAAGAGTTAAAGTATCTAGTTACTGATGAAGACAGGATGATTTACATTAGTAAATTAATCAAGACAATAGCACAATCGGGTAATACACTGGTACTAGTTAATAGAATTGACTCAGGCAAATTTTTAGTCAATGAAATTCCAGACACGGTTTTTATCTCAGGCGAGGTTAAAACAAAAGACAGAAAAGAAGAGTATGACGAAATTAAAACAAGTGACAACAAGATTATTGTGGCGACTTTTGGTGTGGCCGCTGTGGGTATTAATATTCCAAGGATTTTTAATTTGGTTCTTCTTGAACCCGGAAAGAGCTTTGTTAGGGTTATACAATCAATTGGCCGCGGCATTAGAAAAGCGGAAGACAAAGACTTTGTACAAATCTGGGATATCACATCTACCTGCAAATACGCCAAGCGTCATCTCACCGAAAGGAAGAAATTTTACAAGGATGCCAAATATCCGTTTACGATTGAAAAAACGGATTGGCAAAAATAATGTTTTTTAAAAAGAAAAAATTAACGTTTAAAGCGTATGCACCAATTGGACAATTAGTCGATTTATTTCCTCCAACTATTATGGAAGATAGTTTGCCAGATTGGTATAAACCACTGCCAGCAGACATAGGCCATGGATTAACCGTTAAACATTGTCCGGGTTTAAAAGATTTATTTGCAAAATCTATAGTGTTTCCGTTATGGGCAGATTATGAAATTCAAACATCTTTACATAATCAACCCAATGTGCAAACAGCATTTGCACCACCAGGCGGCCCAGCATGGGTATCGCATAACATTAATGATCAAGTAGCTGGTGCATGGCCAGCTTACTCGAATATTAAATTTAGTAACCCTTGGATGATCTGGTGCGATGAACCAGTTCCATGTTTGGTTACACAGGCAGTTTGGCATCAAAAAGACCCATCATTAATACAATCAGTTCCAGGCATATTAGAATTTAGGCACCAGCATCAAGCAAACATCAACACACTTATAAGAAAAGATGCCGCACTCGACACACCAGTCATGCTACGTGCAGGTACTCCGATGGTATATATTACACCACTGACAGAACGCGAATGGGATTTAGAAGTAGATGTATGGAATCCTACATTATTTGCAAAATTATTTGCAAGATGGGAGTTTGCAATTACAAATGGTAGTTTACAATATCAGCGAGTACGAAATTTAATTAACAGGAAATAAAAGTAAATGCAGATATTGACATTAGAAAACAAGACATTTTTACTGGATAATTTACCAGATGAGGTAGATGAAGACTGTAGATTTGCCGTATTAGATAACAGCGATCCTAAAGAACCAGATTTCTTTTTTATGCCACTAATATTTTTAGAATCGTTTAATGCACCAGCAATGGTATTGAAGATAGGAAACGAACAAGTAACTATGCCTATCGATTGGCACATAGCAGTAGGAGACAGTTCTAGTGGTTGCGATATAGAAATCCTACCACTTACTAGTTTAAATGATAGAGGTTTTGAAGCGTTGTGTTTTAATCCACTTAGTAGTTTTAGAGTAGAATTTAAACCAATTGAAATTGTAAATTTTTATAACGATGTTAAATGGTATTTTCCTAAAATGAAAAATAATCAACTATTAGCGACACCATTAAGCAACGACGAAAAGCCAAATTGCGCATATTTTGTCAAAGAAATTAGCAGACAAAGTGAAATTATTGACTTGAGTAAAATACTATGACATTAAAAATTGCATATTTTCAACCTACAGTACTTGCTATTGATACAGTACCTCCAATTGAGTTTAGTAAAATTTATGCACTAGCTGAAAACTTACATCAGCATCCAGAACTAAACGATGCAGGTAACCCCTTAATCAGTATTCGCGGCGGTCAACAGATACAAGTATATCCTAATCAAGTAGGTTCGGATGTACAGTGGCTAGTGCAGTGGCTAGAAACTTTATGCCAGGGTTACATGGAAATTATCAGTCAGCAATCAGGTACTGAAGAACTTAAAATGTGTAAACCAGTAGTTGTTAGTGCATGGACTATTAGACAACATCCTGGCGATTATCAAGAAATGCACAGTCATCCGCTAGGACATATTAGTGGAAATATTTATATTAGCGCACCTGAACTTGCTCCAGGTAGTGCGGCCAGCGATGGGCAAGTATTGTTTAGAATGCCCTTTAGCAAAGATGTTACAAAATTTGTCATGAATGATACTTGGAAATATAATCCAACACCTGGAACTGTTATCTTATTTCCAAGTCATTTGCCTCATACTGTTTATCCTTGGAAAGGCACAGGACATCGAACTGTACTAGCGTTTGATGCAGTTTTAAAACCGAAAGATTAATATGGGAAATCTTAAACCAGGAGCCACACTTGTCTACGAACGTGCAGATAATGTAGTGTATTCTCGAGAATTTGGCTCTGATCCTAGCACTAGACAAGTAGTTGGTTGGGACTACGATACAGAAAATCCACTTTTCGATCCCAGGACAGACGGCAAAAAAGAACTAGACGACCACAACGAATGGATTAAAATTAGGCTAGCCGGCAAGACCAATCCCACTTTACAAAAAGCCATAGATCGTGTTAAAATGTTGTATAAACTAAGCCTGGAAAAATATGAGTGAAAAAGTCGAATTAAAAGAAAAGATTCTAGCAGTAGATCAGAATGTCCGCGAGTTGTGGGACGCCATGGATCCGGAACAACAGAAGAGTCTGAAAAGCGAATTCTTTATTTTAAATCGATATATCAGTAGTGCTAAAGGTGCTACTAGACAACAACAAGAACACCTTGTGTTAACAGTTAACGAGTATTTTAATAAAAACTGGAATGAATTACAAAAACATCCTAAGCTCATGTGGTTGTTATTGTGTATGTGTAGCTATGATGGTAAAACTAAGTTTTATCACGAGTGGGTAGGATTTAAAAAGAAAACCGGCAATACTAAAAAATCAAAACTGGTAATGGAATTATATCCGCACAAAAAGTTAGACGAATGCGATTTGCTTGCAGATTTAATGACAGATAAAGAACTTATTGAACTGGCCGTCGACCGCGGAATGGAAGAATCCGTAGTCAAGAAAATGATAAAATGATTAAAGATCTTGCAACTTATACTTGTCAACATTGCGGAAATAAGTTTCAAAAAGAAAAAACTCTTGCCGTGCATATCTGTGAACAAAAACGCAGGGCAATGGCAAAAACTGAAAAACATGTAGTATTAGGTTATGATACTTATAACAGATTTTTTCGCAAAACTCAGAACAGTCGACAAGACAAGACTTATGATGACTTTGCAAAAAGTCCTTATTATAATGCTTTTGTCAAGTTTGGCAGTTTTGTTAGCAACGTCAACCCACTATATCCTGATAGGTTCATGGACTATGTGGTTACTAGTGGTGTTAAGTTAGATCACTGGTGTAGAGAAGAATTATACGAAAAATATGTATTAGATTTGATTAAAACCGAAACAGTTGAGACAGCATTACAACGTAGTATTAAACACATGATGGAATGGGCAGATGCTAATAATGCGCAGTGGAATCACTATTTTAATTATGTTAGTCTAAGTCGTGCAACTTATGATATACGTGATGGAAAAGTCAGTCCTTGGGTAATTTTAAACTGTAAAAGCGGAAAAGAAATGCTGAGTAAATTTAACGACGAACAACTAGCCGCAGTGGGAACTGTTATCGATCCACAATTTTGGATGCGTAAATTTAAACAACATCCTGCTGATATAGAATTTGTTAGACAAGTTATTAAGGAGTCAAATATATAATGCCTGATATCGATATTGACTTTCTAGACCGCACTACTGCTCTAAATGTAGTAAAGCACGTACCCGCATCTATTGAAGATAACGGTAGTTTTAAAAAGCACAACACTGGCGTATATTGTACGTCTATTCCGTATAACCCACTAACGGGTATGAGTACTATTGACTACAAGCAAGCAGAAGAACGTGGATATTTTAAGATAGATTTTCTTAATGTTAGTATCTACAAAGGTGTAAAAAATGAAGAACACCTTAAACAATTAATGGAGACCGAACCGCTATGGGATCTACTGGAACAGGACGACTTTACGAATCTGCTATTTCACGTGAATGGGCACGGGCACGTATTGAGGAAGATGAAGCCAAAAAATATCGAAGAGCTCGCGGCTTGTCTGGCAATAATTCGTCCCGCAAAGAAACACCTTTTAGGGAAATCTTGGTCGGAAGTACTGCAAGAAGTATGGTTGAAACCAACGACTGAAGAATATTATTTTAAGAAGGCACATGCTGTAGCCTATGCAATGGCTATTGTAGTGCAGATGAATTTGATATGCGAAGGTATTAGTTACGAGTACAGTTAACGAACTTTACGAACTAACTGTACACTTTTGCGTTTTACCCGTTTCATTGTTAAATTCATTAGATTAACAACTGGGCCAAGGACTATTCGCGTGTCCTTACTGTTAAAGGTCTTAACAGCATAATGGAACGGCTGTATTTGTACTTTACAAAAAATATTAATTGGAAACTGACGGTTTGACTCCCACCACCATGTTTCTCCTATTTGTAAAAACTCAGCTTTTTCTTCTGGAGTTTTGATAGCATTTAGGTCGTAAAAGCTAGTTACATATTGATCTTGATTGATGACAATACCAACGTATTCTTCCTCTCCGTAGTTAATTACGCTGATAAAGGGTAGGTTTTGTTCTATGTCGTCTCTTAATTTTGCCATAAATACTATTAAAGGGTTTTGTCCAAATGCGAAAAATTTCAAGTTATTTATACTCTAATAGAATTGAACTATTAGCCGATTTGGCAGGATTTACCGTGGAGAACAGAGTCGTGTATCAAAGAACAGTTAAAATTTATAAGGGCGTTGATAACGTTCTAGAGTTCGACATTAAGAATGCCGATCAAAAGCGTTTGGAGTTAGTAACTAGCCCAACTATCACAGCTATCCATTTAAATATTATGGACCACGAAGGTAATAAACTGCCTAATAGTCCATATACTGTGACTCCTTCGGCCCTTAAAGGTATTGCTACTGTTACTATTCCTGCTAATGATTTACTTACAATCGATCATCAATATTTGCGTTATAGTGTAACTGCCACAAAAGGTTCTAACACAATTCCGCTATACGCAGACACACAATTTGGTGCTGTTGGTACTATGGAACTAGTTAGTGATGCAATGCCAACTACTAGAAAATCTCAAGTGTTAGACACTTTCCACGCTGACTTATCCTACAGTAGTCTTATTAATGAATACATGCACAGTAGTCCTGTATTGATCAAATTCTACGAAGCTATTCCAACAACTACTGCTCAATTAATATTAAGTTTTAATCAATTGCAAGGTACTGTTTATATTGAAGCAACTAACGATGCTACAATCAGCAACGAAAGTTTCCCGGCTAGCGGAAACCCACAAACAAATCCAGATGGATCCAAACCTGCATACCGTAGAGGTACTGTAATTGACACATTCAATGTATCTACATCGGACGTATCAGCTACTAAAGTTTATACTGGATTGGATCAATATACATATCTACGTGTTAGCTTTTTGAGAGAAAGCGTACCTGTAAATGGTGCATGGTTACCAGGAACTGGTTCTGTCACCAAAGTTGTTGTTACAAGTCCTGCACCATAATACTTGACCTTAGTCAAATAATGTGTTACACTGTGATATATGAGTATAATCACGGATACATTAACAAACTACTTACCTGCAAAGCGTAAAACAACTCCAAGCGGTTGGATAAGTTTTAACGCGGTATGCTGTCAAGATGATAGAGGTCGAGGCGGCTTTATTGTTAATCAAGGCGATGCTGTAAGCTATCACTGTTTTAACTGTGGGTTCAAATGTAGTTGGCAACCAGGTAGACATATCAGTCAAAAAATGAACAAGTTCATGCGTGACTTGAACATACCCGATGATATTATTGCACAACTTAGACTAGAAGCACTTAGGTTAGAAGAAGGCAGTACTGTTGAAATTAGAAATATTATTCCTAAATTTGACGAACGTGCATTGCCTATGGACTCTAAAGGCTTTGCCGAGTGGGATACTTGGTTACACGTTAGTGGTCCAGAACTAGCTCCAGAAGGATTAGTTAAAGTAGTTAACTATGTCTACGAGCGAGGCATAAATCCTTTAGGTTATCCATTTTATTATTCAAACAAAGTTGGCTTTGGTAATAGAATTATTATTCCATTTATATACAAAGGAAAAATAGTAGGCTGGACTGCTCGGGCTGTTAACGATGCAAAACCTAAATATTTGTCGGAACAACAACCTGGTTTTGTTTTTAATTTAGATAACCAGCAAGATGACAGACAGTTCGTAATTGTTAGTGAAGGTCCGTTTGATGCGCTAAGTATTGATGGATGTGCATTACTAGGTGCGGAAATTAAAGATAGTCAAAACTGGCTACTCAAGCAACTAGGTAAAGAACTCATATTGGTCCCAGATAGAGACCACGAAGGTCCAAAGACAGTAGAACGTGCAATAGAGCTGGGCTGGAGTGTTAGTATGCCTGATTGGCCCGATGGTGTTAAAGACATCAATGATGCAGTAATTAAACTAGGAAGACTGGCAACTCTATGGTTAATTAGAGATGCAAAAGAATCTAATAGTCTTAAGATACAGTTAAGAGCAAAGAAATGGTTTAAGGAAAAAGATGAAATTAATTAAATTTTTACTATATCCGTATTTCGCAATACGTGACCACTATAGATTTAAGCGTCGTCTAGAAGAACTACGCAAACGCGATCCATTTATCTACAAATGATATACTGGGGAATAAACGCTCTTAATCATGGCTCTAGCCTAGCTGTGTTTAGAAACGGCGAATATGTAGATGGCTTCACGTCTAACAAAGACGAAATATCTCCCGATCAATTTAAATTAAACTTAGATCATCAAGGCCCGCCGGATCGTATATTTTGGTACGAACGTCCGTGGCTTAAGAAAGCAAGACAAATATATGCTGGCCAGTACAATACCGCCTTTAGATTGGACAATTTACCAAGTCGCAATCTTAAAAAATGGGGACTTGGTTACGCACCTGTTACATACACTCCACACCACGCTAGCCATGCGGCCGCTGGATACTACACAAGTCCTTTTAATCATTGCGCTGTGGTCGTACTCGACGCTATAGGCGAGTTTGAATGTGCGTCAATTTGGAATTGTAAACATGGTGAAATGACTAAAGTGTGGAGCAGAAGTTATCCACATAGTTTAGGATTATTTTATAGTGCGTTTACACAATTTGTTGGTCTAACTCCAATTAAAGACGAACACTTGTTACAAAAAATGGCTGAACAAGGTAATCCAAATATGTTCTTAAATTATGTAAGAAGTTACTTTAATCCCGGAGAAGTATTAGATTTAAACACTAATTTTCATCGTGGGGTGTTACATTGGGATAACAATGAATTAACTACGCTACAAGAACAATGCGACTTAGCCGCGGCAGTACAACAAGTTTTTGAAGAACAAGTTGAACTAGTAATGACTACTGCTAAATTATTCACTAATGCCGACTGTTTGGTCTACATGGGCGGTTGTGCTATGAATAGTACAGCTAATAAGAAGTACGTTGAGCCGATGTTTAAACATATTTGGAGTTTGCCAAACCCTGGAGATCCAAGTAGTGCTATGGGCGCGGTACTGTATCATACTAAACAAAGAGTGTGGCGAGACTGGGATCCTGTCAAACATATTGCTATCAACGTGTAAAGAATATATAATAAGTTATGAGTGAAAATAAAGATAAAGCAAGACAAAACGTAGATTACGGATACGAAATCCAAAAAGTTTATTTAGAAATGATGTTGGCTGACGCAGGTACCTTTGTGCGTTGCCAATCTATTTTTGACCATACATTATTTGATAGAAAATTACAACAGCCAGCAGAATTTTTAACTAAGTTTGTAACTGAAAATAACGCATTACCTACTCCAGAAATCCTAAATGCGGCTACTGGCAGTAGTTTGCAACCAGCTAAGGACTTACGTGAAGAACATTTCGAATGGCTAATGAATGACTTTGAAACGTTTACTAGACACAAAGGTCTCGAGCGAGCTATTTTAGAAAGTGCTGACTTACTGGAAAAAGGTGAGTATGGTCCTGTAGAAGAAAAAATTAAAAAAGCCGTGCAAGTAGGCTTGCAACGTGACATGGGTACAGATTACTTTGAAGACCCAAGATCGCGTCTAATGAAAATTAAGGATAAAAATGGACAAATTTCGACAGGTTGGAAAAGCATTGATGACAAGTTATACGGAGGCTTTAACCGTGGCGAGCTCAACATTTGGGCGGGCGGTTCAGGCGCTGGTAAATCCTTATTTTTGGCTAACCTTGGTGTCAATTATGCTACTTCTGGACTCAACGTTCTCTATCTAACATTGGAACTTTCAGAAGAACTTGTGAGTATGCGTGTTGATAGTATGATCACTGGTATACCAAGTAGAGAAATTTTCAAGAGTATCGATGACGTTGAAATGAAGGTTAAGATGATTGGCAAAAAGTCTGGACAATTTCAAGTCAAGTACATGCCAAGTGGTAAGACAGCCAATGATATTCGTGCCTACATGAAAGAGTATGAAATCAAGATGGGCCGTAGAATTGATGTATTGTTACTAGACTACATGGACTTGGTAATGCCATTGAGCAAACGTATCAGTGCAGAAAACTTGTTCGTAAAAGACAAGTATGTATCCGAAGAATTGCG